GTCCCATCCGGCAGGAGGAGTGGAGTGGCTACCGTGCCGCCAGTGAAGGTAGCGGGCGGGTAGTACCTTATCCAGTCCTGTGCCCCAGCCATCCCGGTCCAGAGTAGCAGCGCACATGCAATTAAAAGAGCCTTACGCAACATCATTACCTCCTAAATGCTGTAGCATTTAATTTATAATTGCAATGTGCAAAGTATGGTTGTTAGTGCCTTTTACATATATACTAGAGACGTCTACGTAAGAACGGTTACCACCAGAAAAAGACACAGCACTTCCAGCAGGAAGAATAGCTACAGCATTAGTAGCATCTGCTACGGTACTACCACCTATAAAAGTAGTAGCAGTATTTGCTGCACCTGCTTGAAGTTGAACACTATTTACATAAGTGCATTCTGCTGTTAGCACACTGGCAAGAACCGTACTAAGACGTTGAATAGATCCATTTAGTGTAAGAACTAGTCCTGTAAGAGCAGCCATTAGAATGCTCCTCCGGGGGTGCGACCCCATCCACCGCCACCAAAAGATCGTCTACCAGTAAAGTCACCTTGACCGGGTTGGGGTATTCGAGGAGGTGGAGGCATTCGAGGGGGAGCGCCGATCTGAGGACCGGTAGTAGGAGCCGCGCCGCCGCCCGGGCCTTGCGTACGAATCTCAGGCTGTCCGGGTATAGGTATTTGTCCACCACCCCATCCACCCATATCTTCCCAAGGTGCTTTAGCTGGAGGCGGAGGTGGAGGCGGTTGAGGCATATTTCCTCCGGGCATGGCTCCTTGAGGGGGAGGCGGGCGAGGTGGCATAGCTCCGGGACTAGGTCCACTAGGAATACAACCGGGAGGGCAATTAGAAGTAGCCCCGCCACCGGTAGGAACAATATTAGATCCCATTGCTTAACCCTCCGGGTTTGAAATCTCTTCGTGGAGATCGACACCAATTACAACTTTTTGCCCGTTGACTTCAAAGTCACCCTTGATTAGAGTCGCACCTTCTAGGTCTGACTTCCCACCAGAGGTGGGAACAACGGCATCCTTAAAGAACGTCTTCGCCTTATCCATTTAAAACTCCTTACCAAATATGACCTTGAATATACTTCGCATCGAAGGGGAAACTTCTACGCGGATCGTCAGCAACTTGGACCATCTCTTGATTGCGTTCCATGTCTTGCTGAATTGAATTTTGCAGAGCATCGTCGTACATCTTAGTGTAGGTAGCGTGAAGCTCTTGAGAAAAGTATGGATTTGCTCTGTCCTTCGTGCCCGGCCAGATAGCAGCTTGGCGGAGAGCGCCAAAGACTAATACTTCAGGTGAGAGAGCAGATATGGGTCTATCGGAGTTAGCCGATAGCTCGGGATTTGTACGATAACGATATGCGTAGAAGCGTTTAGCTTGTACTCTCGGCCAGACTTCATACCTAGGATAGACGATCCCTGTGCTAGCATCGGTGCGATAGGGTGCTACAACACATAGCGTTGGAGTGCCCGTAGCTTGTCTTCGCACGTCCACTCGATCAAGGTACTCTTGGTTATACGTCTGTGTAATGAGATACCATCCATTGGCCTGATCTCGTATGCGTTCGAGAACGTAGAGATCTGTGGGGAATTCAACGTAGTACTGTCCGATACTGTAGGTGACTCCGGCTTCGGTTGAATTTGCATAAGCCCTGTCTAAAGTGAGAGTATCGTATGTCCCGGACGGGATCGCTTGCGTCACGTCCGTGATGGTGTAAAAGGGTGCGATGTTACCTACCGCAAGTTGCCTTCCAACGTAAAGAGAAGAGTTGGCAAAGTTTACGCCAGCGCCTAGCACACTCGCCGAGCCATTGGTTACAGTAAGGGTGCCAGTCGTGTAAGCGTCTGGTAGAAGGAACTCTGCGTCTTTGCGCGTGTCTGTCCACGAGTGATCTCCGATGACATTGTGGTATGTAATTTTAATAAACTCTTGGGCCAAGGGAGGCGGAAGATCTGGTGCGTACAGTAAAACACGATTCCACAATTGCCCAAAAGTATTATTCGGCGTCGGCATCATTAGTCTCTCTAGGAATTAGTTTTGACATACTTGTGTTTTAAAAATTTAGGGGGGCTTACGCCCCCCTAAATTTAGACGCCGAATACGTAAAGTTCAGCCGAGCTATTCGCAAATGCCTGAGGTGAAGTTGCCGCAGTGAAAAGCGATAGCGCTGTAGTTGCTCCTTCAGTAGTACTTATAGAAACAGTACCACCGGGGATACAAGTTACACCTTTAATAGAACCGTTGTGTCCAGTGGGCATAATGGCGTGAATGTGTGCCATACCTACCGACACAGGCGGAAGCGTGTCAGCATTCGAACCCGTAACAACTACGGTATTCCTGCGAACATCGCCAGCCCAGCCCTTTCGAACTGTTCCGACTACCGTCCAGTCAGCCATGATTTACTCCTTACCAGCCGTTATGAGGCAGAGTTAGTAGAGTTGCAACAGTACCCGAACTGTCAGCCTGAGCCGCAAGCGCGCGACCGACTTCTACTTGCTTGCGCACTAGAATCTCAGCAGCGATAGTAGCAGCATCAGTACCGATAGTAGGATGGGTAATAAGACCATCAGCATCAGCACCTTTAGCCCAAAGAGGGTTACCGATAACGATGTCAACAGTTTGTACACCGTCGCATAGAAGAGCCGCGGTGCCGCTTACCTGTACATATCCATACTTACCAGCCGCAGGGAGAGTTCCAAGGAACACGCCCGCGGGAATGGGAGCAGTTGATCCGCCGAGGCAGAGGGTCTGATCCGCGCACACGACGAAATCATTGTCATCCTGCCAGTAGGCGAGAGCGCCCGCAGCCGCAGCCACCGTAGTGTCCGTGCTGACGCGCTTCACATACTGTAGAACTTTGGTTCGTAGTCCAGCGGATTCCTTTAGGTTTCCGACCTTGCCTACCGAACCGGGATACTCTGGAGTGGTTTCGTTGACGAGGGCAGGGTCGCCTACGCCACTATCGTCCGCAATCCAGAGGTGCTTAACATTGGGGGTTCCACCAGCCATGATATTCCTCCTTAGCCCGTGATTCCGTGAAGTACGCGCATGAGACGGGGAGCTTGAACGGAACACGTTCCCGCATACTTGTAGTGACCCACGACCACGCTGTTGTCCTGCGCGGGAAGGAAGCCAGTGAACCCGAACCCGTAGAGACTATCCGTGCTAACGTAGAAGCGGATGTACTTCGTGTTTAGGAACCATAGCGTCTCGCCGGAAACGGTGCTGTTCGTGCCATCAAGAGCCTGAAGCTGACCTAGCTTCGTAGACTCCATGGTACTAACAGTCGCGCTGCCCGGAGCGTAACGATCTTGGAAGATGGTCGCGCTGTTAAACTTCACGCCTTGGAAGCCGAAGTCTAGCGAGGTGCCCTCGAAACGTTGCTGGGCTTGGAAGGCCATCTTGATATAAGATAGACCCTTGTTCGTGGTGATGATTAGGTCAGGCGTTTCGGTACCATACACGACCGAGTTAAACGCTTGCTCTAGGATGGGATAGCTGATCGACCCGCCAACGAGGTTGGCAATGGTACCAGCCGCTGCGGTACAGGGACTATTAAGCGCAACACCGACGGTACTTCGCGTAATAGTAAGATAGTTCGGGAAGGTTCGGCCGCGGAAGTCCGTGGACGAGCCATCGTTAAGAGCCTCAGCAAGGCCGTTGATAACCTTAGTGCGGTCCTGAACTACCGTAGTAGAAGTCTGTCCATGCTCGAAGATGTCAGTCGCTAGCTTGGCGGACATGGTGAGCGCCGCGGCTTGCATTAGGACATCGACGTAATTGAACACCGCTTCAGGACCAGCATACTCGATCTTGATCTTTTCGAGTAGCGCGGGAACCGCGACGTTGTAATACCGAGGCGTAAGGGTACCTCCGGTGAAGATTTGCGACTGGGAGATATCGAAGCTATCTCCAGGAAGGTACGGCTCTACGTTCATCATGCCATAGAGGAAATTCTCTTGGTTTTGGAAACCGGTCCACTTCTGGAGACAGTTACGCTTGATGTACGCTAGAGTCGGACCTGCCTTGAATACCTGATCGACTAGACCGGGAAGGATCTGCTTCCTGCTAATCGTATTTACTACATCAAGGAAAGCCATGTATGACTCCTATATTAGGGAAAAGCCCGACCTCGGGGGTGATGCTATGCACCACCTTCACCGGCCATGAAAGCTTCAAGAGCCGCATTCACGCGCGCGTTCTGAGTGCTCTCCTGTGCATTCTGCCGTTGAAGGAAGTCCACAACGTTTGGTCCCGAAGATTGAATATGATCAGGGCTACCATTTCTGGATGTTATAGCCTGACGCGCACCTTCCGCCATCCACTTCTTACGTTCCGCTTCTTGACCTTGCTCATAGCGAGCTTTACGTTGATCCTGCGTGATGTATTCGTAGGCTTTGAAAGGCTCTGCACCAGTCTGTAGAGATACCCGCATGACCTCACGGGGATCAACATCAAAGCCATTCTTCTGGGCGTCATAGGCCACAGCGGCCATATCCGCAATCACAGAAGGAATTAGCTTGTCAAGTTGATCAATCTTGTTCGCCTTAGCGCGCAAGTCCGCGAGATCCTCAGTAGAGAAGCCGGGGAGGCCCGCAGCGGCGGGAGCGTTTCCGGCACTGGCAGCGGCTAGCTGTTCTCGAAGTAGATCGCGCTCAGCAATGAGAGCGTCTTGCTTGGGGGATTCCTCTTCGTACCAAGTGTAAATCTCATTCTTGGCACCTTCGAGTTCCTTCTTTGCATCTTCTAGTTCGTTAAGCCGCCTGTAGAACTCATCCTGTCGGATGGCTCCACGATAGAAGCGCTCCTTCGCAACAGGTGCTTCGAGAGCTACTTCGGCGGCCTTACGGACATCGTCCGGGAACTCGCCAAGTACTTCCTGCTTCCACGCTGCAAAAGCTTCGTCTTCTTTTCTGGACATAAATCAATCCTCTAGTGGGTTACAACCTAGATGAGTGGCTCACTCGGACCCGAGCGAATGCTCGGATTCTGTTCGCTACCCATGAAGGCCGCTCCACCGGAAACCGCCGAGGCTAGTATTTCCCGCAAGGCAGACTTGATCTTGTCAATCTCTTCCGCTTGTTCCGGGATGGCACCAGCTAATGAATCGAGAGAACTCTCGATGGCGTAAAACATTTTAGCAATACCTGCCCCGCCACCTGAGGCTTCGGGATTACCGCTTGTGGGATCCGGACCGGACTGCATCGGTGACATCTTCATTGAAGATAGGCCAACCGGTGTAGCTCCCGGAGGAGGCCCACCGAATTTCATGTTAGGTGGCATTGAAGACATGCTAACCTACTTACTACCTTTTTGCGTACTTTGTGACTGGGGTTGCGGGCTAGTCAGCCCGCCGCCCGGTTTGCAGACAGCATCCTTAAAAGGAGTGTCTAGTTTTACTTTCTTGCCATCAGCCATTTCTGACTCCTTTCGAAACAAGCGGTATAACACCGCTTGAATCCATTATAACATTTTATAGACGTCCTGTCAAGTACTTTACCGGCTTTCACTTACGATAGGTCTCGTGCCCCCGTCTCGAGTTTCGAAGTGTGGGGATATCGCTCCACTAGGGGGCCTTCCCGGCCCCTTCCCTTTTGGGGATCCGCCCACGGGCGGACCCCCTCCACTAGGCGGACCAGAGGGTGGGCCTCCCGGCCCACCGCCGGGACCAGAAGGCGCAGGTGCGCCACCGCCCGGAGCAGGGGGTGCGGGCATGGGATTCTGCATTTGGGCGATCTGGGCTTGGATCTGGAGTTGTTGCAGTTGCACTTGCTGGAGTTGAAGTTGCAGTTGCGCGGCTACCAGTTCGGGCGTGGGGCCTTGCATTAGGCCGCGTTCTTTGGCAATCTTGATCCTTTCGGGTACAGTCTCCGCAGGGGACGGTCCAGTGTCCGGGATATCGAAGTTGTTCCAGATAGTCCACGGATCCATCAGTTGCTCCCTGAGCAACTGAAGGTTCATCATCTTCTGAGTGGTATGGGATACGTTAAGCCAACTGTTAGGGGCCACTTGGAAGGAGAAGAGCTTCTGGTGGCGCAGAGCCCGTGAGGCCCTATCGCCATCGCCAGCGGGCGTCATCTGAGCGGGATCGTAGTCGAAGTCTTCGCGGGTTAGTCCGTCTTTTCCAAGGAGTTCAATTCGGCGCGGAGCGGAGTACCACTGGAAGAAGCCGACTTTGATGAGGTGTGCAAGACGAGAAAGAGAGATTTCCATCTGTCGGGCTCGTAGGCGTAGAATCGGTGAGAGAGCTTCCATGTACTTCTCAAGGGTGTCGCTAGAGGGCATCTGTCCCATTTGGGCAAGTTGGGTTACTCCTCTCATACCGGCTACGTCTTCCATCTCGCTCTTGAGGACTTCGATGAGTTTCTCATAGATGGAGAAGACCATAGGTGCAGGACCGTCGATGATCTTGAAAGGCTCACCAGCGGAGGTGTTGTAATGGAGCTTCAAGCCGCCCATGCGGGTGTCGAGTGCATCCAACGCACTCTTCGGCATTGAGCGCTTGTCGGCAGCTACGCTCCTTTGGACCCATTGACGTAGACCGTCTTCGCTCCCGCGAAGCGCTTGGTTGAGGGCATCCTGTAGGGGGATAAGGTCGCCGATAAGGGACGTACCAAGGAGTGACCACGGAAGAGGATCAAGCGTGAAGCGGATGACAGGGAAGAGTCCGTGCCAGTGGGGGTTAGGGATGTCGCGCAGGATGGCTTCGGGGGTGAAGATAAGGAGCCTTCCGCGAGGATAAAGCTTTGCTTTATCCCGCGTGACCGGTTTGCCTTGCTCATCGTTTCCTCCCATGGGATAGACAATATAAGACCACTCGCCCTCACCCATGGTGATGGGGGCGTCCGTGAGATTGAGGGAGTCGTCCTTTAGATACGCTCTCATGACATCTACGCCCGGAATCTCGTTCAAGTTGCGCCGCATGTCGATGGACTCCCAGAGGGGGGAGACTACTGCATCTACGCGCGAGTTCCTATCGGTCTGTACTGGAGCCCATGAAAGCTCCTTACCTATGATGTGTTGAGCCTTGGAGGGGAACATCCTCTTTACCGATTCTACAGGCAGTCTCTGCCTGAGGATGACTCCCCTCCAATCTTGGATGTCATCGGAATAGATAGGGTCTACAGGGATGACATCTCTCGGGTCGAAGGGAACAAGCTCTAGGTCTCCTTCCCCTAGGTTGAGGTCTTTGTTCCATGTAAGCAGACCGTAACCAGATCCACCAGCACAAGCATAGAGAAGAATACTAGCAAGACGAGAATCAGCATTGGTGTTTCTCCACCATGCGCGGGCGAGCTTATTAAGAACTCCCCCTTGTGGTTTATACTCGTCCACGTAGGTTTCATAGTTCCAAATCGGACGAA